TAGTTTCCAATCAAAATACTCACCGCTCTGTATGTGCGGTATAATCTTCTGCTCAAAACATAACCACTCAGGGGTACTGTCAAACGTTCCCCACTCGTTGATGACTTTTTTAGACGGAATAAACATTGTGTAACTTATTGATTATCAGAACGGTAAATCACCACCTGCCTCTTCGCCGAAATCGTCAGGTTGTTGCGATACCGTTGTCGGTTGCGGTGGCAATTGCGGCGGCACGGTTTGTGTCGTTTTCACGACATCGCCGTTGTTTTGTGCCGTCGGGGGCAGTTGCGCCGCCTGTGGCTGTTGCGGTGGCTGAACAGCCTGAGGTTGCTGTTGGTAGCCGCCCTGTTGGTAGCCGCCCTGTTGCAACTGTCTCCGTTTGTTCTGTTCTATGCGTTCGAGGTATTTGTCCTCGTACAGACCTGTCGCCGCGTCAATAAGTTGTATGGCGGTGTTTATGAAATTTTTATCGCTAACCAATCTGTTGATACGGTCTTTCAACGCCTGTGACACACTCTTGAATCCATCAGCGTTGTCGTCGGCAGGTGTCGATTCAACGAAACTGTAATCTTTGCCGTTGTTGCCTTTTCGTTTCTTTTTCTGCAATGTCACGTAGCCGTGCCAAGACGCGAGGTTGTTGCTCGCGGCGAGAAAATGCTCGTATTGGTTGTTACTCATTTGGATAAAAGTGACACGCTGTTCCTTGTCACCCAAAATGTTGTTGTTCGCGTCCGTCGCGAATGTCGCGAGAACGAAATAGTAGCACGGCGACGGGTTCAGGTTGTACTTGATAGCCATTTCCTTTGTACACTCAACCGAACAGCGGTTGACCTCGTCGTACGCGATGTTACGTGCGTAAGGGTTCGCATAGTTCAGCAAAATACCCTTTACGGTGATTCCCTCAGCACAGTCAAATTTGTCGATACCGACTTTTTGGACTTTCTGTCCAAACTCAATCATTTGTCCCATAAAAAATTGAAAATTAAAAAATTAGAAAATAAAAAATGTAAATAAAAAAGGTATTAAAACCTGTCTTTCATAAAATATGTAGTCTTCTGTAAAACGTTCAAATCCTCGCGTATTTCGTTCAGGCGCGCGTTGACCGATAGCAGGTATGTCTTGCGCCTTGTGTAAAACGCCTTTTCCTGACCCTTCAGGATATTCTCGTTCGACAGCGCGAAATCTATCCTTCGCAGTTCGTCGGCTGTCAGGAAACGCAAACGTGTCAGTAGGTACTCGTATGTAATCAGGGTGTCGTACTTCTCGCCCGTGGACAGTTCCAAGTCCTCGAAATTTTCCGTACCCTCAATCAGGGCGTTAAAAAGTTCGTTGATTTTCGATTCCTTTTCGTCACGCTCTTTGTTCAGTCTCGCCAATCTCGCGACGAGTTCGACGTCCGCTTGGGACGTCTGTGTTGTTGGTGTTATTGTCATAGCTGTTGTTATTGTTTGTAAAAGTTCGCGTAGAATCCGCCGTTAGCCTTGTAAACCGCGTCCGCGTGTCCGTCGTCAGGCTCTGTCGATATGACGACCTTGTACTTCTGACCCTCTTCAAGGTTCTCGTCGCAAAAGTCAGTGACCCCGTCGGGTTCTGATTCGTTGACACGGTACGCGAGGTTGGCAATGTCGTTGATATTGCCTGCCGTGAAAGCGTTTTCCGTCAGCACCGTGTCCCTGATTCTGTCTCTTAAATCCATAATGTGTTCGTGTTAAAAACAGGGCAAATATAATAATTGTTTTGTTACGTGCAACACTTTTTCTCTAAAAAAATCGCCCGACTGTCCTCACGACGTTGGGCGACCATAGGTATAACCTTAAAATTCTATTTATTATGAGCCTAAAAGTAAAAGTCAACGTAAACTTTCCTGTCACCTTTCAGGTAACGCTCGCCGCCGCCGTCATACCGTGTACAGGTGTACGTACGGTCTTCTCGGTTATAGAAATTCTTTATCCAAACCTGACTTTCCTTTGGTTCGGGAATCGGTTTCAGGGTGAACCAATCGTCGGGTTTGACCTGTCTCAGGGTTGTCTCTTTGACGCCCCAATATTGCCAATCGCTCGCAGGGTGTTCGTCAGTGTACGGCAGGGGTTCGTCCAAGTCGTCGGAAACCCTGTACATCCTGTCCCTGACGCCACGTCTTGAATTATCTATAATGCTTTCCTCAGGCACGACGATATTGTCGGTTGACCTTGTCGAGCGGACACCGTAGTCTATTCCGCCGTCCTCTTCGTTTTTGTACACGTTCTCAATCACACCGTTGGCGTTCTGTCCGCTACGACGCTCGAACTTTATCTTGTCACCGACCTCGTACTCGGGTTCTGCGCCCTCACGACTGTTGCCGCTGAAAAACTTTTTTATTCCCGACCATAAACCGTCGCTGATTTGACCGTTGTACGGGTGCGTCTGTTCATACTCACCTTTCCAATAGATATTACAGTCGGGAAATTCCTCTCGGAACATTTCAAACGCCTTTTCATCCGAATCACCACCCGTATTTTTAAGCGTATGGGTTGACAGGACGTTTACGTCTAAATAAGTTCTATTTTCCCGTGCAGTATCTGTACCCATTATTTTATCATATTCCCTGTCTATATCGTAATAGTCATTCTTGACAGTTTTATAATTAGGTTCACCTATTTCATAAACATACCTGTTGCCTGTTGTTGCATAACAAGTCACAACAAGGTCTTTCCCTGCCGAATCCGACATACGGTACATTCTCTTTCTGTTATCTGTTATCATAGCCTGTTTTATTAAATAACACACAAAGATAAACAAAAAAACGTTCCCCCGAACGAACAGGGAAACGTTTTCCAAAACAAAAAGACTATGTGTTACAGTTGAAAATAAGTCCGCACGTTATACAGTTCGTCCTTGTCCAACAGTTTGGCTTTCGCCAACTCGTAGCACAGTGCCGCCTCTTTCTGAGGCTCGACGATAGTCTTCAGGACACCCCATTCGTCGGAATGCACCATTTCGATAGTCACGTACATAGACCACCAATTGTACTCGCCGTCCATTTCGCACTTGCCGCCGAGCGACATTATAGCCGCCTTGACATCGTCAGGCGTCCATTTAGCACCCTTGCTGTTGTCGTAGTTCAGAAAGTTGTTCACTATCTGCATAGCCTCTTTCTCTGTCACGTAGTTCTTGAACCGAATCATTCCCTCGGCTAAGTCGAGTATTTCATACGAACGTTCCTCGCCGATTTCGTCCACGAACGCCTGTAACAGACGACAGCCGCTCTTCTCGTCAACCCGTTTAATGATTGACATAAACTTTTTACTTAACTCATTCATTTTGAACAATTTTTACAGTTTGACCTAAATTTGGGTAACGGTTTGTACACCGTCATTCCTTTTTTCGCATTACCCTTTCCCATAACTCGTTGTATTTGCCGTTCAGAAAAACAAAACCGATTTCAACCCATACGGACAGGTAACTCGCGACGATAGCGCACGCCAACGACACGGGGACGCTGTGATTCGTTGCGCACAGGTACACGGCTGACACCCAAAACGTGAAACACTTTGTACAGCCGAACACCTTGCTCGCGGCTTTCCCGACCGCCGACGTCAGCCCCAAATGGGTCGCCAACGCGCATACTATCGCCAAAGTTACCGTTACCATAATCAGTCAGTTGAATCGCTTGCCGCCGCCGCTGTGACGACGTCGAGTGACAGCGGTGTCTCGCTCACGAACACGTTGCCGCACGACTGACACCCTTTGACGCTGATTGCGTTCACGCTGACGCCCTGTGTCAGAATCACGCTCTCGGGCGCGTCCTCTGAGTAGAACGGAATGGTGAACAGTTGGCTGACGAGTTGGGACTTCGTACAGCACGCGCCGCCGCCGCACGGAATGTAGCAAATCACGCCCGAACACGACACCGTCGCCATATACTGACCCTTGCCTACGTTGGAATAACTAACCAACGCGAACACGGGCTTGAAATCGGGCGTCGCCTCGGAACACGAGTTCTTGCACAACGTCTCGGTGACGTTGACTTGGTAGAAATAGGGCGAGGTTACTGAACCTGCCGCTAATGTTGCGCTGATAATTGCCATAATTCAAATACTTTTAATCGTTTAACACTGATTCCTCTTCTTTGACGGGGCTGTGCTTGGATTCAGGCACGACGTCCGTCTGTGTCGAGAAAACCGACATTATGTCGTCAATCTTGTCGTTTAAAATTTCCACATTCTTTGACAAAGCCACAATGTTATTGTTGACCGTCAGTTGCCCGAACAGTATCTGCTCAAAGATATTTCGGGGCTGTTGCTTGTTTGTATCGCTCATAGTTTACCCGTTTAGAAATTTACTAACTAAAATATTGTCCTTGAAACGGTTTATAGCCGTCCTCAACTTCTCAGCGGTAATCAGGATTCCCTGATTGTACTTGTCGTTCACGAACTCGTACAACTCGCGCTGTAACTTCTCGCCGTCGGAATCGTCCTCGGCGTATGCGTAAAACGTTATCATTATCGGTTTCATCACATTTTAGGTATTGGTGGCACACCGTCGGGAACAGCACCTGTCACTTTCCCCCTCAGCCCCTGAACGAGCGCGATGCCCTGACGTATCAGGTCTTTGTGTTCCCCGACCCAACCGAGTATGTCGTCCGCGCCCGTCTTGAACCTCTGTATTCCCGACGGGACGTTAGGGTCTGTGTCGGGCAGGTTTTTCAGGTCGCGCGTCATATACTCGTACAGTTTGTCGGCACGCTCGATGTCGTTGTCGCACGCGTCGAGACAGGACAGTTTTAGCGACAGTTTGGACGTGGGTATTATCTTGTTCGTATCAAACGATGTGGCTCTGTTAAACATAATGTACTGATTTTTAAACTTTTAAAATACGGTCGCGGTTTATTACGCCGCAACCGTACTGTTTTTAGTTGCCGCCGCAACCGCAACCGCAGTCCTTGACCGAAATTGGCTGAACGCGCAGGTACGAACTCTGCTGAATAGCCGACGACATACCGCCCTCGTTGTTGTTGATAGCCTGAGCCAAAGCGATTGAATCGGCGAGTGCCGAACTTGCGGCTGTGCCTGACTGTGTCGGATTGGTCTGAACGTCGATGTAAGACTGAACCGTCGGCTGTTGCGCGACGCGCTCGGCGCGTTCTGCGGCGATTGTTGTCGCGAGCAACGACGTGATTTGGTTGTTGTGTTCGGCGTTGAGCCTGATAAGGTCTCTGTTGGCTTTTGCTCGTCCCGAGGCGTAGCAACCGCCGAAAATCCACGCGCCTGCGGCGGCGAGAAGGGCGGCTGAACCGAGGACGACGCCTGTCACGCCTGTCCCGTTGGGTCTCTTTGATTCACGTTGCATAAGGGTCGTAGCCTCGAATGCTGAAAGACCCCCGTAATAACCGTTATTTTCCATTTTTACTTTAATTTTTAGTTTGACATTTTTTTATTCTGTCACAACCGTCTGCGCATATTGTTGTTGACATTGCAAAAATGCGCCGAGTAAAAACGGATTTCAGGTGTTACAACCCGTGTGTCAACATATTGTGTGAATGATTATACGATAGTGTCAACGCACTGCCTTACGATAGGCAGAATGACACTGTAAACAGAACCGCTGTCCCGTGACAGTTCCAACGCGTACCGTTTCATTCTGTATATCTGTTGCAGGGACAGACCCGTAACGCCCTGTATGCGTGCGTCAGACAGACCCTTTGACATCAGGACGGAAATAAGAATCGCCCTGTATTCGAGACAGTCGGCGTTCCTCGACCTGAGTATCTGCTCTCGGTTGTAAATGTCGTATTCCTCTAACACACTCAAAGCCGCGTCGCACCATTCGTTGTAAAGTTCGTTTCTCGTTTTCATAGCACATAGGTTTTAAAATAAAAAGGGCGCGTGCCGTGTATATTGGCACACACCCTTTCTATTGATTATGATACAAATATCGGTTAAATATCTGTATCCGCAAAATACTTGCGATAGATGGAACGATAGTTAAATCATTTCCAACATATCGCGGTACAGAACGACAGGTGCTTTCTCGCCCATGTAGGGAATAGACCTGATTGTGTTGTAATCGATAAACTCGATAGCCTCTTCGTTGCTGATTCCGTCCTGTCTCATCAGGAACTCGACCATTTTGTCATAGTCGTAAACCAACCGTTCGTCCTGTGTCATTCCGACTATCGCTGTCACGTAGGACGGCTCTGTGAAATAGCCCGTACCCTCGACCTCGTGTTCGTCGAAATACTGTGTCAGTTGTTCCAATGTTTCAATCATTTCACCACTTGTTTTTGTTGTTGAACTTATATTTGTCCGAGTATTGACGCTCAGTGTCAAATTCCTGTTTCTTGAACCCTTTTTTCTTTCCGCCCTTTTTGGGTTTCTCGCGGTAATAGCCGCAGTTATAACTCTTGCCCATCGTCGTACTCGTTTGGTTGTTCCGATTCGGGTTGGCGTTCGTCCCTGAACGTCTGCACAAAGAACGATTTTCCGCCCTGTTGATTGTTGGCTAACAGCCTGTCTTTAATATCGCTCTCGCGGTATCTGTCCATATATATAGCCTTTATCTTGACGACGTTAGCCCTGTTGTCCCTGTCGAACGCGTAAAAGTATTTCAGTCCTGTCTCCCTGACGAACATTCTCACCGCGTTCAGGGACGAGAACTCTGAGACACCCCCGTCGGGCGTCTCGGCGACGTAACCGACCTTTATGTGTATCGCGTCGTCTATGTGCTGTTGGTTTTCCATAGTATTATAGTTTGTTATCAGTCCTGTGATATTTGCTTTCCTCGACACAGCGCATTTTCGCGTTGTCGTCGCGGTTGCGTATGCGCTCGGCTTTCATGGAAACGACCGCGTATTCGGCGCACAGACACTTGTATTGTTCCAACTCGGTGCAGGTAAGCAACCTGTCATACAGTTCGTCACAGCGTTCCAATATGCGCCGCTCGCTCTCGTCAACCGTCTTCAGGTCTATGTCAAGTATTTCCCCGATTTCCGACTTTGACAGTTTGCCCTCGTTATCCTCGATAAACTCTAAATCGTCTTTATCCATTCCGCCTGAGTTTTCCAACAAAATTATCAGAAATATCCTTATAACCGTCGGACGGTAGAAAAATATTCACCGTCTTTCCGTATGATTCCAAGAACTCACGGAATCGGGACGAGTTGGTATAACCCGTGTTCCGCTCCTTGCCCGTGTCGTTGTCCGTGCATATAGTGAACGTGTCAAACAGGTTTACGAGAATCGCCTTAGCCGCGTGCGAGCCTGTCAGGGTCGTCACACCGAGTACGTTCGATTCGGGACACAATATCTTAGCCGTGAAATAGTCGGACACGCCCTCTGTCAGAATCACCGCCCTGTCCGTCCTGTCTATCGCGGACAGACCCAAAAGACCGTACCTGTCCGTGTCCGTGTAACGGGTCAGGGTCATCTTGTCACGCACAAGGTCGAACACGGTGTCACCGTCAAGCGTCTCCGTTATTCGCCAAGCGAAACCCTTACGAGGGTCAAGATATGATTTGAAAGTGATACCACCCTTGTACAACTCGGACAGAACGTCCCAATTGTGCCTGTTCGGGTCAACACCCTCAGCCTTTATTCCGTTACCGTACAATTCCTCTAACAATTCGTGTAATGTTTAAGACACGACAAATATAATAATCTGTTTGTTACGCGCAACAGTTGAGCAAAAAAAAATCCGTACCCTGTACGGATACGGATTCTTTCGGAATATTCTGACGCGATTAAGCGTGAGAGAATTTCAGTTTCATTACACAGTTCTTTTTGTGGAACTTGTAAGCCTCCATGCTGACAAACGACTGTTTGGCTTGTACACCCAAAACTACTGTATCTGTTGTAGTTAAAGGCATATACATACCCATATAGTAGCTTGCGTCATAGAACTCAGAACCCTTGTAGGTCATAAAGCCCTCGTCGTTGTCCATGAACGGGTCAAAGAACACCATAAACGAACCGATTTCACCGAGTTTGCGCGGTGACGAGAACGCTGACGAATTGCCGCCCTCAGCCTTGAAATAGGTGTTAGGCAGTGATTCCAAGAATGCTTTGAAATCGCGACCTACGACAAGACGGTTGCCCGACATACGACCTGATTCAAGTTCGATAATGTTCGCAAAGTTGTTCAAAGTTTCGAGAACTTTCTGAACTTTCACGTCAATCGAGTAGGTTTGGCTTGCAGGAATAACAACCTGTCCGATGTAGTCAGCGGCTGTTGTGCTGTTCGGAGTTTCACGGTTGTAAACCTGACACTTAGCGTATGTACGCATATCATCAAGGATATATCTTACCTGATATTGGTACATAAGGTCGAGGCAACGGCGAAGGTTGTCTTTCTGAATGTCCTGACCGAACTGTGTCTTTTTCAGGTACTCAGCGAACAGTGTCCATTCAATCATCAGGGCGCGTTCTTTGGCAACCATTTCGACTTTCTCAACGTCCTCTTTTACGCGAGGAATGTTGTCAGTAGTCGCATAGTCAAGATTCCAAACGTAGTTAGCTACGATAGAATCAATTGCGCTTGTGGTTGTGAACGAAATCAAACCTGTGGTCAGGTCAAGTGAGAGACCCGATTTCAGAGTGGTTGTACCCTCAGTAAAGAACGAAATGACACCGTTGTTCTCGTTTGCGAATACATAGTTGGTAGCTGTTCCGCCGACAGTGATAGTCAGCAACAGTTTGTCCTTGTAGTCGTCAGCAAGGTTTACAGGGGCGTAAGCCAAAAGTGCGTTCGCGCCTTTAATGTTAGCGACAGTAGTTGTCTCAGCACCGTCCTCGTCAACATAGACGATTTGACTGTTCGAGGCTGTCTTGGTGTTGTCGTCAGGGTCAACGCCGCCTACGATATTCTCACCGAAAATTTCACCTGTCACATACTTAGCCTTCAGTTGACGCATTCCAAGCGGTGTCTCGACAACCTCGCCGATAGTGGTCGGTGCTTTGTTAGTACCTGTCTTCAGGACGCTGAAGAACATCCAAGCGAGAGGTTTCTCCATTTCCTGAACACTAATCAGGTCTTTCAGCGGAAATTCGGGATACCATGCTGTAATTAAAGGAAATACGTCCATCAGCCAAGGTCCGAAATTCGATACGTGAGTAGCCTGTGCGAAAGCGTCAGCGGCTGAATCGTTCACACGACCGAAAGCACGTACACACTTGTCGTACGAGCCGTGTTTCTCGGCAAAGTTAGAAAGCAATTGTGCTGTAACGCCAAGTTCGTGAGCGTCAGCACCGTTCTCCTCAGCGTATTTCATATAGCTGTCAGCTACACGGTGCGCTGTCTGTACGTTGGTGTTCCAACGTTTCTGTTGCTCGTTCAAGCAACTTCCCATTGTCATTAAGTTACTCATTTTCAACTAATTTTAAAAGTTTGTATTACTAAGCATATTGTTTTTGATTCGGGTCAGGGCATCAATCGCCAAAGTCATATCCTTTTCCAAGTTTGCCCTCGAATAATGTTCGTCTGCGGAATCTTTCAAATGATTCATCTGCACCAATTCACGGAACAATGGGGTTGCTCGCAACGAATCCGTAACTTTATCGAGTTTCAACTCTGAAAAGTTTGGACTTCTGACAATGTCCCAAGTCAGGAACGCGTAACCCTCGTCGGTGACGTAAGTCCCTTTCTCGTCAGTCGCCATTTCCCCTAAACCGCGTGACGAGACCCCTGGGCGGTGTCCAACCTCTATCAAAGCCTTTATGTTGTTTCCCTGTTCATTATTCAACAGCCCGAACTGCGCGAACGGGTTTCCGTAATCGTCAACCCAAGCCTTCAAAACGACGTGGCTCGCCAAGCTATACGGTGTCTTCAAATACGCGTCGTCGTCCTGCGGATGCTCAATCATACCGAACATATCACGGTTCTCGATTGCGTCCCTGACACTCTGTTGGGCGAGAATCTTGCGCCAAAAATCGGACTTGTAATAGTAGCCGTTCTGACTGACAACCTCAACCTCGGAACACTGACCCATAATAACAGGTACTGTGACACCGTCGTCGAGTGTTATGCTGTCGCATATTTTCATTTTGTGCCGTTGAACAATCTGTATCTTATCCATTGTGTAAATATTTTTACAAACACAAAAATAATAGATTTTAATCAAACGAACAAAATTTTTTACAATTTGTATTTTTTTAAGGTGTTTTATAATAAAACTGTTATTATATTTGAGGATTTGGTTACAAAAAAACACGAACCCCGTTTTTTAGGATTCGTGCCTTTTGATTTATCGGGTTGTATAATTGTCAACCTTACTTTCTACTGTCCATTTCAATAAAATTGTACACGGTTACGAGAATATTTCTGTAAGCGTTATCGTTGTAATCGCCGTTGGGTTTACGGCAACCGTCCTGAATGGCTGTCATAAAATATTCTGTCAACTGCTCAGGTGTCAACCAATCCTGCTCTCGTACATATTTGGGTAAAGCCGAGGTGACTGTATCGTAAAATGAATCTTTCACGCGGCGGCGATTGATAGTCTGAATGCGGCGGCTATCACCAACCTGATTTACAAAGGTATTGAATGACGCTACAAAATTCTCGGTATTCAATTTGAACGATTCAAAGTCCTGTATAACACCGTTGACAATGTCCGTGTCATAAATATCATTCACAAAACTTTCAATCCCCTCGCTCGATGCCTTATACCATTTGTCTTTTGTGCGTAACAGAATATAAATGTCCGTCAATAACGGTAACGATTCCTTGTCCTCGTTTTTTACAAACACTATATTGACATAATTATTGCCGTGAGCCTCATCACCGAAAATCTTGATACCTGAGCGGTATGCCATATCCTTGCTTACCCACCCCCCATAATTCTGTTTTCTCTCAAACTTGTAAATAAGTTCCTCAGCACCGTTCTCGTAACCCTCAAATGTGTCTATATCATTAAACATTTCCTCACCGTACTGACTGTTCAAGAATTTAACTTTCTCGTTTATCTTTTCAATAATAGCGTTTTTGTCGGCACGTTTTTCGTTAGAGGCACGCTTTTTCTCGTTTTTATTGGCAATGTAACGATTATAGCCCTCCTCGTTTTTCATTGCCATATCGTTTATACGGCGGCTGTCGGAAATTTCACCCTTGCAAATCTTTGTAAAGTCTGTCTCTTTATAAGGGTTGTCGTCAGACCAAAAATTACCATACTTAATACAATACCAACCTGTACCTGTTTCATAAATCACGTTTTTCGTAAAATATTCTCTCGGAAACGTGCTTTTTATAAAATTAGTAACTTTTGGTGTTGCTCTCAACCACAACCATCCTGCGAAACTTTTAACATCTTTTGCGTTTAATGTAGGTACAAATTCCATTATTTCATCTTGAAATTCGTCAGCCATTTCCACAAGTATTCTCGTTTTGGTTTCATAATCAGTATCACTGATTCTACGACTGTCTTTCACGCGACTTCTGACAAAACCGTTTGTAAGTTTCTTGTAATTCATAGTCCTGTATAGTTTAAAGTTAAGCCATTTTGAAATCAACTATAAACGACAAAGTGTCAGCGAGGTTAAACTCGCCCAATTCTCTAACATCGGCAACCTCGCCGCTGTAATCGTTGTAATCAACAGCGTAATAGCCGTTCTTTTGCAGAATACCCGTCAAGGTCTTTCGTCCAACCTTGTCTAAATAACGGTGAATTGTCGTACCGTAAGCATTTGAAATAATCTTGATAGCAACACCGTCAACGGTGAATGTGTAACGAGAACCACCTGACTGTTGGTTGACGGAACGCTCACCGTCTTTGATTCTCTTGCTGTCCATTAGTCTCTTTAAGTTCATAGCCCTGTACTTTTTAGATTAAGAATACGTTACTTGTCCTACTCAAACAAGCATAGAATTTACCGTCAGCCGAACGTTTGATAAATCCGTTCAAACCGTATGTACCTGTTGATACGGCGATAGTGTAACTGTTACGCAATAGTTCCTGCGCATTTTCGTAAGTAGTAATATCATAAGCACGCAAGGCTGTCGCCAAAGTAAAAAGTTGTTTTGAGTTCAACTTTACGGAATCCCAACCCTCGCCGTCATTTACCAATTCCAACTCTTCGCTGTCCTTGATTTTCTTACTGTCCATTAGTTTCTTTAAGTTCATAGTCTGTATTTTTTTTGTTTACCAATCAATCGTCGTAATTAGGTCTGTCCCAAACCTTGACCTCAAAACCTGTTTTCTCTTTAAACTCTTTGGCTTTCTGTTTAAAACCTTTGATATTCTTAGCGTCCTTTTTGTCCACAAGAACCTCCGAATACGAACCGTTCCAATCAATATCAATCAAATCCTCGTCGTCACCAAAGACATCGCTCACAGCGTAACCTATCGCATATTGCCAAACAGATTCTGCTGTTACCTGTTCCCCTATATTTCTTAACTCATCAACCGCGTCGGAAAAATACTCTTCGTCGTCAGCCAACTTTTCAAAAATCCAAATATCGTTTTCGCCGCAATCAAGCAAATACGATAACATAAATTTCATAACCTCTGTGTTCATAGTCTGTATAGTTTAAAATTTTCACAAATATACAATTATTTTTTAATTTCCTGTTCCCAATATTTACCGAATTTCGCCGCGAGTTCCTTCGCGTAGAACGGGAATGTCTGTAGTACCAAATACAAATGTTTGCAGACGTAACCCTGCTCATGGGGGTTTCGGATTACGGGTCGGCGCAATTCCTTTTCCAATCCGTACCCCATTTTCCAAGCCTTGTATTTGTAACCGTAATAGTGGAATGCGGGGCAGTTTGAAACGATTACGCCGTTCGCGATGTAGTTGTGCGGCTCGTCGAACAGGCACACGTCATACCCGATTTGAGGTTCAGCATCCTCGATTGACAAAACGCCGTGCGAACACAGGACACCCTGTACCCTATCACCTTCCTTGTATTCATTCAGGGTGCGCATACCACCGTCTGCCCACATTATCTTATGGTCGGTAGTTATAACAAGTGGTTCGTCCCTATATTGTATTTTAACCTTTTTCCAATTGTTTTTCAATTCCGACACCCGTAAACCAGCCACAGTGTGCCATTTACCATCTGACGACAACACTTCGTCGTCGGTCGTAATATCCTCGATGTTTTTAAAACCGTTCCGCGTCAATACGCGCGTTCCTTTGGCAAGACAATTACAATGCACTTTCAACCCGCCGTCCAACATCAGTTTTTCGATTTCCGCGTAGTTTTTCGCGTTCACGATGTTTTCAAACGTCGCCTTTTCGATGTATATGCGTTGCGTGTATATGTACCCGTTGTCTTCGTATTCGGCGGATTGTGTCTTGTACATTATGGTTTGTTCCTTGACGTACATCGACACAAGGTTCGTGCCTTTCGTCAGTTGACGGGCGCGGCGTTGAACCTGTAGGAATTGCTTTTCCGAAAGCAATTTCTTGTAACCGATGTTTCCGTCACGTATTTTAAACATATCGGGCGTTATTTTTTGTTGTTCGTTTATTTAATTTCATTTAAATCAATGTCAATCCCATATATTCACTCATATATTTTTTGCCCTTGTCATTATAAGCGACATATTCATAACCGTCATTATTC